ATGGGAAGAATGTCATTATTTGTGTTGAGCAGGAGCCAGGTAGCGGCGGTAAGGAGAGTGCGCAAGGCACCGTGCGCAACCTAGCAGGCTACACAATCGGCAAAGACAAGGTGACAGGCGACAAGATTCTGCGAGCGGACCCTTTCAGCGTACAAGTGAATGAAGGCAACGTACGCGCCTTGCAGGGCGCTTTATGGTGGCCTTATCTGCGCGATCAGCTTTCACTATTTCCCATGGCGAAGCTGAAAGACGGAGTGGATGCGGCAAGTGGAGCTTTTGCCGTGCTTACCAACAAGGTGCGCGTAGGTGCTCTGTTTGGGAAGCGATAATATAGCATGGACGAGTATAAAGAACGCAACGCCAAAATCACAGGGACCATGCTCGGAACTGAAGATCATGGAATCCTGTCTTGTTTTGTCTATTTAGAATGGAAGGGAGCAGGTCAAGGATTTGGAGGCTATTGTTTAGACACTCCCATAAAAGACGGCAAAGGGAAATTTAAATGCCGTCAGGGCACCGCGTATGGTATGGAGTTTATTTCTCGAATCTTAAGAACAGTGGGAGTGGATAAGTGGGAAGACCTAAAAGGCAAACATTGCCGCATTCGTAGCAATTACAGCAAGATCAAAGCTATTGGACATATTATAGATGATGTTTGGTTTGAACCAGAAGTTGATTTGTTGTATTTGGTAGAAGAGGAGATCGAATGAAGCTCCAAATCTGCACAGCAAAGAGCCAACACAAGAACGGCGGAGTCTTTTCCACTGTTGAATTGGCGTTTGACAATGCCTGGGATGTTGCTTCGACGAAAAGGAAACTGGAGCAACTACTTGAGGCGCTAACTGAAACCCATATAATGGTGATGAGCAATCCCGGTCGCAAAGTCTGCATCCCTTTCCCTGTAGATGGTGTGGAGATAGTAGATGCGGGAATGGCAGGCGCAGTTCCGTCTGCTGCCTCAGCTCCAACTTTACTGACATGAAATCACCCTCTATACACGTTGAGCATTTGGAGCGTGTCATTGTCAAATGCCTTCCTTATCCCTCTCCAAGCAGGCACACGAGCTAATTGCAAAATACCTCAATAAGAAATACCACATACTTGATTCCTACCAGTTGGATAAAACAACGTACATTTTGCGATTCGAGAAAGTGATTAAGTGAACACAGTTGTCATCATTCCCGTAGGACAAAGTCCCGAGACATTCAAAAGCACGCTGCTGGTGTGTTTGCGCTGTCACGATTGCCAAACACCACATCCCTTGCATGGTAAAGATGTCGACACTTGGGTGGACGCAGAATCCCAAGTCCGATTCACTTGTCGTTACTGTGGTGCAGTAAATTGGTATGTGGGGGACAAGCTGCATACCTGCTACAAATGGAAGTCTATCGTTGCAATGGATCGTATGACCAGCCCTCCACGTGAAAGATTATTATGAAATACGTTATTTACGAAATAGAAAAGCTTGCAGGTATGCCTCAAGCCATAATCTTCACCCCTGCGATTGAGCACAAGGACATTTTAAAGATGCTTCCTTCCTCTGCAAAAGTCGTGTCAGCCGGATTGATTCAAATCAAAGACAAGGAGATGTTAGTGGTGCTAGGGTCCTACTCGCTGAATCTTCCTTACGACAGCGAACGCCAATCGAAGGATGAAATGATGCTCAAGTTCTGCCTTGCTCAGACGCTGCTTTGAAGCTTGCAAAGATCCACGTAGATGGTAAACTGTGAGCATGAGCTACTCCAATTCCAACTATGTACTCCGCACTTTTACCCGTGCCGTGATTTACTTCTTCACGTTCCGTTTTCTTACTGCGCTGTTTCCCCGCAAGCCTGTTCGCCAACACATTTCAGTTTATCGAGGACACGGAATCATTGACGAGATCTCTGAAGCGGGAGCAATTAAGCAAGGAAGAATTGAGCCGCGTTCTTTCTTTTATTACTTGGGCGTTTTGTTTGCTGTTGCCGTGCTGAGCTTGTCCGTATTTGCAATCTACCAGGCAGTCACAGCCAAGTAATGTAATTGCTTTTGCAAGGGCGTTCCGCTAAGCGTGCTTTCAGCAAACTGCCAAGGTGTGCAGTTTCGCTTCTATTTATATGAGCGACGCGAAAGCCACTACCAATCAGTCTGCCAAGGCAATAACCAACAGCGAACTTGTCAACCACGCACTTAGCCTGCGTGGTGCTTTTTTGGAGCAGTTCCTCGACCGCGGCAAGGACATTGACAAAGAATGCGGATACCCTGAGTTTCTCACTCCTGCGCTGCTCAAGCTGCTTTATGACAGGGAAGGCATTTGCAAGCGGGTGGTGAACATCTTTCCCGATGAGTGCTGGAAGCAGGATCCTGAAATCATCGAGACGGACGATACCAAAGACACTTTGTTTGAAGCGACGCTGAATAATATCCTCAAGCAATTCCAACTGTTCAGCATCATGCAGCGTGCGGACAAGCTGAGTGGAATTGCAACATTTGGAATTATGTTGTTAGGGATTGATGACGATAAGCAACTCATTGAACCTGTGGATGGGGTACCACTGGACGGTTCTGTTCCAACCTGGCTCGCATTGAAGCCCGGGCAGAAGATGGATATGCGCAAAAAATACACGCGCAATCCCAAGCACAATTTAATCTACACTCGCGTCTTTGATGAGACTGCGGTGAGCATCAACAAATTTGAGATAGACATCAGGAGTCCTCGTTATGGGTTGCCGTTGCTCTACAATGTGAATTTTATCCAGTATGGAGTGAACACACAAATTATCCAGCCCGTAGCGCCCATGCCTACGAGCCCGACGCCTGTGCATTGGACACGCATTATCCATTTAGCGGACAACAGGGAGAGCAGTGAGGTCTATGGGGTGCCTCGCGCCTCGAGCGTGTACAACCGCCTTATCGACCTGCGCAAGGTGCTTGCAGGCAGCGGCGAGATGTTCTGGAAGGGCGGATTCCCTGGCATTAGCTTTGAGGTCAACCCTGAGCTGCAAAGCACAGCACAACTTGACCCCGAAGAGATGCGCGAGCAGTTTGAACGCTACCAACAAGGCTTGCAAAGGTATCTGGCGTTAGTAGGTGTTACAGCCAAGAGCCTCCAAGTCCAGCTTGCGGATCCTTCCAACCACTTTAAGACACACATGCAAGCGATCGGGGCCTCACTCGGGATTCCTTACCGTGTGCTTATTGGAACGGAGGAGGCAAAGCTGGCAGCGGATCAAGATGCCACTGCATGGATGGAGCGAGTAGGCAACAGGCAGACGAAATACTGCACGCCTTACATCATTGAACCTGTTATCACTCGCCTCATTTATATGGGGATCTTGCCGCCGCTGCAAGACATGCAGAAAGGCATCATTGTAAATTGGGAGGACTTGCACAGCCCGAGTGACACTGAGAAGGCGGAAGTGGCAGACACGCTCATGGACGCGCTGAACAAATACGTGACAGGCGGCTGCGATACGGTTATCCCTCCCAAAGACTTCCTTGTCATGTTTATGAACAAGACGGAAGAGGAAGCAGATGCAATCCTCGGCAACCTCAAAAAGTACTTGAGCACGAGTGCCGATCCGAATTCACAACGTGCGGCACTCAACCCCGCAGCTCCCGGAACTCCTCAGCCGCCACCCCCCGGAGGCGTGCCTATCCCGGGAGCCAAGAACGGTGAAGGCGCCTCAGTGATGGACAAGGTGAGTAATTTTCCTAACGGAGGGGATCCCAAAGATCAGGCCCGTGCAGCTCGAGGAGGAGCGTTTGGCAAAGGCGGCTTAGATCAAACCCAAGCTGCATCACCTATGAAAGCACCCAGCCTCAAAAAGCCGCAAACGATCCAGCCTGCTGCGAAGCTAAAGAGTGCGAGTGCAAAAATCCCCAGTCTCAACGAACAAGCTTTTGCAGACGGAGCCACTGCCAAGCGCACAGGCAAAGGTCCGTCTGTTCCTAAAGCATGGGTAGGAAATCGTTCGCAGTATATCCAATATAAAGCGGGCTATCGCAGTGCAGCACACAACAGGTCATGAAAAACAGATTCCATAGAAAGCCGCTTTCCTACATGGAGCGAGAAGCCGCCTGGAATGGCGGCAGTGGTAGCGGTCCCAAGTACGGGGTCCAGCTCCCCAAAGGACCTCCTGGCAGCAAGATCCAAAAAGGAAGCAAACTCAAACCAGCCCCTGCGGCCAAGGCTCCTTCCGGACAAGGAAAGAGCAGCAAGGCTAGTGGCGGGATGAAGTTTGGCAAGAAACAATCTCCGCGCGAAGTAGTTACTCCCTCCTGACATGCCAGTCGCCAAGCGAGTTGATCCCTCCCGGACGATGCTGTTGCAGACTAAGTTTGCAAACGAGCTAGCGGCACGACAAGAATGGCTCAAGGAGCAAGTAACAAAGCACATCCTCCACGAGGATAGCTACGGTCTCGGCAAGCCTGTCGCGAATGCAGACTATCAATTCCTTACCGACAGTGGTAAGTTGAAAGCTTTTAGCAGTTGGCTCCAAGATCAAATAGATGCGGGTGTGCTCATGGGAACAGGACAAACAGACGCCGCAGATCCCCTTACTATTAAATATATCCAGAGTGCCTACAAGCAGGGCGTGACGCGAGCCTACCTCGACGCGCATTCAGGGGACCTTGCGACGGATCCTGATTTCTACAATAAGAGCGCAGAAGCTTTCCTTGCGGAGTCTATGGGAAGTCCTGTCGCAATTGAACAAGTTCAGCTGCTTGCCACACGCACCTTCGAGGAAATGAAAGGTCTAGGCAATACGGAAAAGACGCAGCTAAATCGCATCCTTGCAGACGGGCTCGCAAACGGCTCACACGCTGACGAAGTTGCAAGGGACATGACTGATCAGATTGACGGTTTAACCCGCACACGCGCCAACGTCATTGCAAGAACCGAGATTGTACGAGCCCATGCAGAGGGACAGCTAGACAGCTACGAAAAGTTAGATCCTAATAAACAACTAGGCGTGGAGGCGGAATGGTCCACAGCGGATGATGATTTAGTGTGTGACGAGTGCGCAGACATGGCTGCTGATAATCCTTACACAATCGAAGAGGCTCGAGGTCTAATTCCTGCGCACCCCAACTGCCGCTGTTCTTGGATTCCATATCAAGCTGATCTTGAAGAGGCGCCTACAGATAATATAAGGCGCAGGGTGTTTGATTCCCTATTCAAAGCAGAAGGACTTGCTGCATGAAACTAATTGATTTAGAGCCTGAATTCTTGAAGTTAGCGTCATTGACTGAAGAAAAAGGATTTCAACGGCAAGAGACAATTGAAGGGGCTGATGGAATTTGGTTTGTGTGCCCTGCTTGCTTTGAGAAAAATAGAGGATGTGTCGGGTCACATCATATAATTTGTTGGCGTCCGCATGTTCCCCAAACACAAACCCCCACACCCGGAAGATGGGAGTTTGTCGGAACGAAATTTGAAGACCTAACACTGAAAGCGGGTTCTTCATCTATTTTACTTAAAGGAGGATGCAATGCACATTTCTTTATAGAAAATGGCAACATTCGCATGTGTTGATTTTTGCGATAATACACAGTGAACACCTTACCCGAAGAGCATGTACTATATTGCCGCAGGATTGCGCGAGGCGACGTGTTGCTATGTACAGCCATAACACGCGAGCACAAGCGCCGCCGGCCGCAAGACAAATTATATTTCCGTACGGACTATCCTGAAATCTTTAAGAATAATCCAGATGTAGTGAGTGCGGGCCCAATGGAACGAGGCCCTTCCGCTCCTTTTGTAAATGTCCGCAATTTGGATTTTATAATGTACGAGCAGATGAATGGCTGCCATCTTATTGACAGCTTTGCTTCAGGTGCTCATATGGCAGTAGGTGAATGCCCCAAAACTATAAGCCTACATCCCTCTCAAGAAGATAGAGACTGGGCAGCTAAAGAACTACCCCCAGACTGCCACAAGAATGGATTTGTAGTGATTGCTCCGGGACCGGGTTTGTGGGAAGGGCGTAATTGGGAGGAGCAAAAATGGTGGATGTTGATAAACTACATCCATAGGGAGTATGGGCTGCCTGTGGTAGTGACAGGAGTAGTGGAAGGCAAATCGCGCCACTATATACTCCCTGTGCCCGATCGACATGACTTTAGAGGCAGAACTTGCACATTCTTGCATTTAGCTGCTATTATTGGTGCTGCGAAACTCTTCATCGGTATTGACAGCTTTCCGTGCCACGTAGCGGGCGCGATGCGCGTTCCTCGCGTGGTTCTATTTGGGATCACGAGTCCTGAGTGCATTCTTTGTGACGCACCTAACACGGTAGCGATAAAAAGTGATGCCGCACACCCTTTCACCGGAATCCGCCATCGCATCAAAGGGGGCATGGCGACAATTGATTTAGGATGGCCTGCAAAGAATCCGATGTCTACTATTTCCGTGTCGCAAGTTACAGACGCTATTCCAAAATTACTAAAATGAGATATCTTTTAGGTACAGGCTACCATCCAAATTCAAAAACTCCCATTCCGGCTGAGGAGTTTGCTCGCGTGTGGCTCAACAATCTTTCTATAAAAAAGGATTACTATCCTTCCGCTTGCGTAGTTATAGGGCACAATGTCCCGATGCTTTATTTTAACCGGGGATTTACGCCGGTCCCTTTGAAAGGGGATTTAGGACATATCAGAGATAAGCATGAGGGCAGGAAGAATCATCATCTTGTGGGATGGACAGGGACGATGCTCGCTCTTGCGTTGTTGGCGTATAATTCAGAGTTGGATTTAATCTATAAGGAGCAAGATGCCTTAGGTTTCGGGCATGTAGAGGAACATCTTTACAAAGATGTAGGAGACGGAGGTATGACAATAGGTCCGCCGCTCGCGTCTCCTCACCAAAAACTCACCTCTGCACAATCACTGTTTCTAGTTAAGCACTTTTATATTCCAACCTTTGTTCAGCACTACCTATCCTGTGGGGAGGATGCGTGTTATGCCGGGCAATTCGGAGAGCAGAAGTTTACTAGGCTGTTTAACATGGATCCTAGAATGGTTAGAGTGTCTGGGAATTGGATCCTGGATCGTAACCGTCCCATGACTTGGGATGCTCCTGTGTGGTCTGCTCAGCAATGGACATTGGAAGAATTTAACGAAGCAAAAAGGAGAAACCTAATATGAACGAAACACCGATGTGGATCAATTTAGGATGTGGTGCTAACATACTTCCCGCGCCTTGGCAAAACCACGACAGGGATGTGGATGTCACTACGCGTCTACCGTGGCTGGACGGAACTGTGGACTTCATCCTAATTGAACATTGCCTTGAGCACGTCACAGGCCCGGAGGGCTTTCACTTTATGCGTGAGGCTTACCGTATCCTTAAGAAAGGGGGAACGCTGCGCATTTGTGTTCCTCAGCTACGAAATCTTTCACAGGATGCTCGCGTGAGCATAATCACTTGCCACGGGCACTTGATGGTTTACTGTCCAGAGAATATGGAGCTCATGCTCAACACAGCGGGCTTTTCAAATGTCCGCGTAGGAGTCCCTCGCAAGGAGTGTGACGGACACTGGAAGATTCCTCAGGTGGGATTGGAAACGGACACGCTGGAAACAATGAGGACGGAAGCAATCAAATGAAAATAGACACTCCTGAGGCATTTCGAATTAGGAAGTTAGTAGAAAGAGGATTTACAGCAGAGGATTTGTTACGAGCGTGTCCCGGATATCATTGGGAGGCTCTAAAAAAGTATCTCATACAGTGTGATATCTCTGTTCCCGCGGATCCTGTTGAGCAGGTAAAACCAAAAGAGGAAGAGACTCCTCTAGATATTTCCAACAGCTTCCTTGTGCTGCTTGACCAGATCGAGAAACAAGCTGCCGCAGTAACGGATACCGTGCAAGCGGTAGAGGGAATAGTATCCCGTGCCCCTACCGAGGCGGAAATGGTCGCTTGTATGAGTAACTATTACGCCCTGTGGTATCAACTGGAAGAACCTCGGATGCTGTTCCATCGCTTTGCTGCGTTCTTGCTCCACAGAAACTTTATCATCATACCGCGTCCTATCTTAAAACCAATTTCCGATGCCGACCATCTCAAAGCTCCCGGTCTTATTGCCGCCTCCCCCGTCCAAGCAGGTTGTATCTCAGACAAGCCTGCCTCCTGATCTTGCGGTTGTATTGGAAGAGTTAATACAAGTAAAAGCGGATAAGTTTTTTGGTAATGTGACAGTGTATATCGAGAACGGTGTGGCGTTCCGTATAGTGAAGTCTGAGAATATAATGGTTAAAGACCGCCTGCCAAAGGTTTAATTTACCAGGTAGGAAATGTTTCTGTATTGACTTCTTGGTAGGACCATCTATGTGGTAATGGTAGTTCCATAGTGGAGTGACCTGTTTAAGGGGCTCAAGTTTTTGAACTTGGCCCTTACTCTCCGTCACTCATATGAAACAAAAACGCGTCAAGCGTGCTCGGTCCGTGTTCGTTCGCAACCGCAGCGCCGCAAAGCTAATCCAGAACGAGCGCCAGGAAATCATTTTCAATCTGCGTCCATCCAAGAACCTGATCCGCAATGAGACGCTAGAGGGTCGGAAGTTCACCGTCGTGCCGATGGTGATGATGACAGAGGGGGTTCACAGAGGGTCCAATGGATCTCTGTACTATCCCGCAGACGAGCTGGGCAAGACGCCTTGTGTCTGGAACATGAAGCCGATTGTCGTCAACCACCCTGAAGCTAACGGAGTGGGCATGAGCGCCTGTGATCCTGAGGTTGCGGAGAAGTACAAGATCGGAATGATCATGAACACGGAGTTTGATGATCTCGGCCGTCTCAAAGCAGAAGCCTGGATTGAGGCGCACCGGGCCGACGAGATTGAGCCACGGATCATGGAAGCCGTGGAGAACCAAACGATGATGGAGCTTTCCACAGGTGTCTTTGTTGATAAAGACTATGTGGCAGGCGAATACGAAGGAGAAGCCTATGAAGCTATTGCGCGTAACTATCGCCCTGATCATCTCGCTGTACTACCGGACAAAAAAGGTGCCTGCGCTATCGAGGACGGCGCTGGGTTCATCCGTAACCGTGCTGACGAAGCTCCTGGACTCGTTGACGCGATTCTTGTCTATAATGCGAAGAAGCCCTCACCGAGCAAAGACGAGCCCAAAGGAGATCCCGCACAAGCCGCGAGTCAGCAAGCTGTCAAAAAAGGAGCATGGGCAGTAATCGGAGGCACCAAGAAAGCACACGAGGGCGCAGCTCAAGCACACGAGAAAGCTGCGCGGCTCTATACTAAAGCGAAGAACAAAGCTTTTGCGGACTGGCACAACCAAAAAGCCAGTGACCACAAGAACTGGGCTGACGAGGCTCCGGACGCTTCTGCAAAGCCCACGGACAACGAATTTGACGATGGTAATGGAGGCACCGATGCCAACGCGAACGACGACAAGGGTGTTCCGATCAAGGCAGAGGACAGCGATGCTGCTATCGCCCAAGCGACTGAGCGCAGCAACAAAGCAATGACAAGCGGCAAAGCTCGCCTGCACAAGAACGCTGCGATTGCTCACCGCTACGCCGCATCAGCTGTGCGCCGTGCAAACAAAGGGACGGATGACGTGCAGAGCAAATACCATATGAATGCGGCCAAGCTGCATGACGCGATGGCAAAGAATTCAAAAGACATCACGGAGAACGAGCTGTCTTTTGACGACAAGCGTTCACAACTTTCCAAGCAACTGCGCGAAGGAAACCCGGAGTGCATGTGCTGGGTGAATGATGTGTTTGACGACTACTTCGTATATGACGACGGAAGTGGTAAACTGTTCAAACAAGACTACTGCGTCAACGATGACGACACTTTGGAATTTGAGGGCGAGCCCGCAGCGGTGGTTCGCAAGACCTCTTACGAGCCCGCTGCAAACGAAGCCCTTCGGGGTACTATAACCAAAAACAACAAGAACATGAATAAGAAGAAACTGATCGAAGCTCTAATCGCTAATCACGGTTGGGAGGAAAGTGATCGGAAGTACCTCTTGGGACTTCCTGAGGAGCGCCTTCTGGTGCTCCACAACCAAGCCGAAGCACTTGCGACGAAAAATACGCAAACTGCCAAGGACCACGCCAATGTATCTGATCCTGATGAGGACTCGGATGCCGAAGACAATCAGGACGACGATCGCGGCGAGCATGACAACGGTGGTACGTCTGCGGAAACGATCAAGAAAGGTGCTGCGGGAAAAGCCACTGTTGGCGCCACCAAAGAAACCATGAATCAACGCAAGCCCAAAAAGGTTACGTTGAATGAGTGGATGGAAACCGCTCCTCCTGAAGTCCAAGAAGCTGTGCGCGAAGCCCAGGTCGTGGTGCAGAATGAGCGGACCAAGCTCATTGAAAGCATTACCGCCAACGAGGCTAACGAGTACGACGAGAACGAGCTGAAAGCGATGCCCATGCCGCAGCTCCGCAAGCTCGCCAAGATCGCTGGCATCGGCAGCGTCGAGAATGCTTTCGAGCAAGCTCAGCGCCGTCCCAACTACTCAGGCCAAGGTGACGCGGCCCCGATTAAGAATGAGGACGGCTCAGAAGACAATGAAGTCTTGGAAGTTCCCGTGATGAACTTCGAGCGGGCTTCATAATCACACCCACTCAAAACAAACTTAGAAACAAAGCATTTAACTAAATACTAATATGGCTAATCTAGTAATTCCTACTCCGCAAAAGCCGCGCCGGATCGAACTCGCCACGAATGTGATGCGCGAGGAAAATATCGCCGCTGTTGCTATCTACCCGGGCATGTTGGCAATGCTGACGTCTACCGGTCAAGTTCAGCCGCATACCACTTCAGGAGGTGCTGCGATGAAACGCTTCGTCGTTGAAGAAGCTCTTGTGAGCCGCAACGATCCTGCGCAATCAGGCGGTGTCTCGAACGTCAACACGCAATACGCCATCGGTGCGCTTGTGCCCTCTCGCGTGTACCGTGCAGGCGATCGCATCAATGCGCTGCTCGTCGCCGGGCAGAATTATCCGGTGGGCACTAAGCTCATGTCGGATGGTGCGGGTCGCTTGACTCCTGTCACGAGCACTAACGTCGTCCTTGCTGAGGTTGACGAATTCGGCGGGGGTGTCAACCTCACCGCCACCGGAGCCGTTGACACGCTGTGCAGCGTGCGTCTCTGGTAAACGAGCCGTAACGAATCCAAAAGCAAAACAACTAAAAACTAAAACATATGAATATGGATTTCATTCTTAACGGCTCCGCTCACGGCAGCGTCGCTTCACGTTTGATGAACTCAGGCGGAGATGTCAACATCTTCCGTCCGTACATCAAAAACATCAACGGTCGCGATGTCTCGTGCATCACGGTCAACAAGTTTAACCCGAAGACGGGAAAAATGGTTGCACACGCTGTTCCTACGAACAACGCTAATGCTACCATGCGCTACGATGAGTGGCGCCAGCTTGACACCGCGGTGCTCAAGGCGGCTCGCGGTCGCTTGCGGTTTGTGGCTGACCTCCGTGCAAACGGGCTTCAGTTCACCATCCCGAACGGTCTCGCCAAAACCGTGCTGAGCACGGAATCGAGCACGGACCCGGGGTCGGCCTCAGTTAGCATGGACGGCTTGCGTAAAGGCAATTCCGATCGCCAAGAGTACGCGATGACGAACTTGCCCTTGCCGCTGATCCATTCGGACTTCAGCTTCAGCGCCCGCCAGATCATGGCGTCTCGTGAAAGCTCCACTCCGATCGATACATCGGGCGCCGAGGCCGCAGCTCGCCGTGTGGCGGAAGTGGCTGAGCAGATGGCTCTGGGTAACTGGAGCGGTGGCAGCTTTGCGTTTGGTGGCGGTACCGTTTACGGTGCCACGACCTTCCCGCAACGGCTCACCTATAGCATCCACCAGCCCACAGTCACGGGTTGGATTCCCTCAAAGACGCTCGCAGACGTGTTGGCCATGAAACAGGCCAGCATCAGTGCGCTGCACTTTGGACCCTGGATTCTGTACTGCTCCACCAACTGGGATCAGTACCTCGACAACGACTATATCCTCACGGGTGGAAACGTCGCGACGCAAACGCTCCGCGAACGTCTCAAGTCGATTGACGGGATCCAGGATGTCCGTGCGCTGGACTTCCTCACGGGCTTCCAGTTCCTGCTCGTGCAGCAAAGCAGCGACGTCGTCCGCGAAGTCGTGGGCCTTGACTTCACCACTGTGCAGTGGCAAGAAGAGGGCGGCCTGAAAATGAACTATAAGGTCATGGCGATCTTGGTTCCTCAGTTCCGCGCCGACATTAACGGCAACACAGGCATCGTTCACGGCAGCTAAGTTTGCGCAAGAGACGCAATATAATCTAGGGCGGCGTGCTAATTAAACGCCGTTTGGCAGGCAGCCGCCCTAGTTCACTTTCGCAGTAAACACACCACACAAAACACACACCACCATGAGACAGAAACAAGCGTTTAAAGTTAAGACAGGAATCCACTATCACCGCGAACCCGGTCAGGAAAAAACAGTGCCCTTCGGCAAGGGGCAGGAGGCGGGAGACACTATTGTCACAACCCAGGATTTGATCGGCCGTTTCCCGGAGAAGTTCGAGCTTATGCATGAGGCTCGCATCCCGCAAGCCGCAGAAGCTACCGTCGCAGCCGTTCCGCCCGCACAACCCGCCGCAGCGCCTCAAGATTCACTGCGTGTAGGGGGCGAGCAAGAGGAAGCCCCTAACGGCACGCACCCGGTTGATGCCACCAAGGACTTCCCTAAGGCGAAGAAGCTGGGCTTTGTGGTCTTTGAGCGTGCCGGGAAATATTACGTCGCGGACAAAGACAATCCCGAAAAGTTCGCTAACAAGAAAGGCTTGGCCAAGGCTGAAGTTGAGGCTTTTGCCATTGACCAAGCGTGAAGTGGGAAATCACAAAAGAGTGGGAGGGACAAGACGCCTTCATTTTAGGCGGCGGTCCCTCCCTGCGGGGATTCGATTGGTCGAAGTTTGAAGGCAGAAACACCATAGGGTGCAATTCCGCCTATATCCTCGGACCTCGAGTTGCTAAGCTGTGTCTATTTAGCGACAACGACTGGTTTGAGAAGAACGAAGACGGATTGATGGCTTACAGCTTTGCTGGAGGCCGCTGCGTCACCCATTGTGAATATGTGCCACGAGATTTGCATTGGGTTTCTTGCCTCGAGCGCCAAATGAAGTTCTTCTTGGATGATGGAACGATCTATCATGGCTACGGGGGCAACAGCGGTTCCGCTGCTCTGCATCTTGCATTACTGATGGGGGCGCGACGTGTATTCCTCTTTGGCTTCGACGGAGCACTAGGACAACACGGAGAGAGCAACTGGCATGACCGTGCGATTGAATCTCCTAACGCTAAAGTTTACATCAAGTTTAACACTGCATGGGATGTTATTTCCACGGAGTACCGAAAAGTATTTCCTGGTACGGAAATCTACAACTGCAATCCCAATTCGGCTATCACCCATTTCATCAAAACGGAGCCGGATATGGCGTTGGAGGGGTGGTGTGGCGGATTTACCACCTCAAAAAAGGAGGCTGTTGCCTAATGCTACCTGGACGCACAACTAGATCTCTAGTGGCAGGGATCATTGAAGTCGATCTCACCATTGTCCAGACAGACATGAGTGGGCTTGATCCTTTTATTGACATCGCTAATGAGCTTGTCACTGAATGCTGCACTACTACAGGTGCCACGTACTTGCCTTATCGCCTCGAGATGATTGAACGCTGGCTCACGGCGCACTTCTACGCCATGCGCGACGAGCGGCCGCAGATGGAACGAGCGGGTCCTGTTGCTCAGACTTTCCAAAAGGTAGTAGATACAGGCTTTGAGGCAACACTGTACGGACAGCAGGCGATTCGTCTCGATACTCGCGGCGGGTTAGCGGCGAAGAACAACAAGACCAAGCACATGAGGGATTTGCCTGTTGGTATCTTTCACTTAGGGCGCCGTGGCTCATTCAATCTCAACCCCCCAACTAATCCTATCCCATGAGCGTAATCACACGCATGAGAAAGCAGCAGGCGGTTTGGTGGGGGCAGACGGATGCTCCCGATAGCTTCGGTGTGCCTCGTTTGAATGTACCTGTGCAGATCCTGTGTCGCTGGGATGACGAGACAGTGGAGTTTATAGGCAAAGACGGAACTCCACAGGTTAGCAAAGCCGTTGTCTATGTGGACCGAGATATGCAGATTGGAGATATCTTGTGGCTCGGATCCATTGCTAACATTGCCACGTCACAAGCGCCGCGCGTGAATGCAGGCTGGGTGGAAATTAAAGGCTGGAAGAAGAATCCCAATTTCAAGGCTAGTGAATTTCTAAGAACCGCGTATTGCTAAAAATGTTTGTCGCCGAACTAAGTGGACTTCCTGAGGCACTCGCTAAGATTAAGGAATCTTACAAGCGAAAGGGCGACGCCGTGACACGAGGGCTTAAGAAAGCTGGTTTGCAGTTGCAACGCTGGAGCCAGCAAATTGTGCCTGTCGACAAGGGTATTCTCAAAGGCAGCGCGTTTACTCGCCTCACTAAAGACGCAGGATTTGATTCTGAAGTTCAAGTAGGGTACGCGGCAGGGTACGCAATCTTCGTCCACGAGAAGTTAGACGCTGCGCACGGAGCCGCCTATAACGAGAAGTATGCGGCGCAGATTGAAGCAGGCGACAGCGGCTTTCATTCCCGAGGAGAAAACCAACAAGCGAAGTTCCTTGAACAGCCTGCCCGCGAACACGCACAAGACATCAAAAACATTGTGGCAGAGGAGGCACGACGCGGATGATCAACCCACAATCAGCTGTCTTGCGTCAGTTGCTGCTCAACCAAGGAGGATTGGTTAGTAACCCCGATGTTACGTCGAACACCTCGCCTTGGCCTTGTTTTTTATCCTCAATGCCTGACGGGACGTTGGTGCCAACTGAGGCTGTGTGTATTTACGACACTGCGGGACAAAAAGATGGGCGTATTTTAGCCACGGGAGAAGTCATTCGTCATTTAGGTGCGCAAATAAAAGTCCGCGCCATAACCTACCTCGATGCGTGGGAGGAGATGGAACAGATTAAATCTTTTATAGACAGTGTGGGCGTAGGCGGAGCTGTATCTGTCACCTACAATGGACACACTTACCAAGTTTTCAATATCACTCGCCCCCATGAACCTTTCGATTTAGGGCTAGAGCCCAACCAACCAAAGCTCCGCCGCAACATTGTTCTAAATGTGCTGATGAGCGTAACTGAAATATAAAACATGAGCGCACAGAATCCCAGTTTAACGGATAGTTTGTTGGGGTACACGAGTGATGCCCCTTCCACTCCGCAAAAGATACTCATTGGAGCGGTTGCCGCTGCAATTGGAGCTGTTAATCAAGTAACTCCTCCTGCCACCGCCACTTCTCCGGGAGTTGTGGGGCAGTTCGCTTTCGATGCAAATTATTTCTACTCCTGCCCCGCTACCAACACTTGGGTAAGATGCCCTCTTGCTAGCTGGACCTAAATATTTTACCAACATGAAAAAACTACTATATTTATTTGTATTCCTTTTCGTTTTGCTGCCTTTGACTAGAGCAGCGGACAGCGCCTATGATTTAATCCTGCTCCAACAGAACTCAGCAAATACGGGGAAGGTGCAAGTCAACATAACCCCCGTGGCTAGTTCGCTGGTGGGGTTTAATACTTCCAAGCTTCCCGTAAACATTGCACTAGGAACAAACCTTTCCCTTTCAGGCACAACGCTGAACGCGACAGGAGGAGGGACTCCCGCAGGAAGTTCTGGTGATATACAAACGAACAGCTCAGGGGCATTCGGCCACATCACTCCAGGTGCAAACATAGTAACATTCCTAACCTCCGCTCTTCCCACCACTCTAGCAGGGTACGGGATTACTAATGGTGTGGCAAATACTGTTACTGTTAACGGACATGCTTTGTCCTCTAACGTGACAGTAACCAATGCGGATCTTGGCGCAGTACCCACTACTACTACAGTCAATGGACATGCATTAAGCAGCAACGTGACTGTCACCAATTCGGACCTAGGCGCTGTACCTACAACGACCACAGTTAATGGTCATGCCTTAAGTTCAAACGTAACCGTTACAACAGGGGATTTAGGTTTAGGCACAATGGCAACTCAGTCAGCTTCTAATGTGTTGATTTCTGGTGGTGTGATCTATAATCCACCAACCACAGCATCTGCTGGTGGGACAGTTGTGCTTTCCAATGGTAGTGACGTTTATATAAATCCATACACGTCCAACACCTCTTTTACGCTTCCCGGATCACCCTCAGCAGGTTATTACTTTAGGATTCACTTTGAAGCTTGTGATGGAGCGTCGATCGCCACGTTCTCAGGAACAGTTAATCGTAACGGATTCAGTACAAGTGGAACAGTGTACACACCAGCACCTGCCGGTAATCACGTGGTCTATGGTAGGTATATAAACGGTGCATGGTACGAGTCGGACGACTTTTCCAGCAACACTGTAGCCAATGGAGGAACTGGTGCGACTACGTTTACTATTCATGGCGTTTTGTTAGGACAAACGACATCCCCTCTCACGGCGACTGCTGCTGGTGCAGCAGATACAATCCTAACAGGCATGGGAGCATCTGATCCAACATTCCAATATCCTCATATTCACGTCAACTCACAGTCGGCGGCCTATACGACGTTGCTTACCGACCAAGGCGACATCATCTACCATCCCAGTGCAGACACGACGGCGAGGACGTGGACGATCGACAGCAACGCGAACGTCGCGGCACCTATTGGCACTTCACTCTCGTTCTACAACGATACGAGCGCGGGCACGGTGACGATTGCCATCACGTCAGACACGCTGGTGCTGTCTCCTGCGGGCACGACGGGATCGGTCACACTACTGGCCGGCCACACCGCCACGGCGGTCAAGGTCGCGAGCACGCGCTGGTTCATCTCAATGAATTGATGCCATGAAAAAACTGATATTTTTCGCAGGTCTATTTTTCGCTTCTCTGGCCTTTGGTGGAGCGGCGCAGCAATGCTTGCTGACGGCGTATACAACGGCTGCATCCAACAATTTCAAGACGAACTTGGTGGCTTTTTACAACATGGACGATTCGGCGGGGTCTGGCGCAACCGACATATTCGCTGCGCACAATATGACACTGAATGGAACGATTGGTTCGTCCGCTGGCATAGTAACAAATTGTAGAACGAGCAACGGAGCTCCGGGTAATAATTTTACATTGGCTAGCGTAGGCTCATTCAGCCCCGGTTCCAATAGTTTCACAGTAGCTTTTTGGACTAAAGCTGCCAGCTTGACACAAGCTGCCTATCCTACTTTTGCAGAAAAGGGAGGCAATCCTACTTCTATCGAATGGCTTATTTATTGGGATGCCCCGTCTTCTAAGGCAGTGTTGCAGGTAAGTGCAGATGGAACAACCAGTACATCCGTTACAGCTTCCACAGCATTTACAGATACGACCACTTTTCATTTGATTGTGGCCGAGTGGGACGGATCCAATATAAAGATCAGTTTTGATGGCGGCGCTTTCGCGACTACGGCATGGAGCACGACATTATTCTCCGGAATCGGTAACTTTGAAGTGTTTCAGGATGCTACTGGGACTGCATCCTACAATGGCTCAATTGGCCAAGTAGGGTACTGGGTTGGTCGGGCATTGCCATTAACCGGCACTACCAGTATCGCGACTCTCTACAACGGCGGATCAGGATACGCTTATACAAATTTCCAATGAGGTATTTTATTTTAAGCCTTATTTTGACGGTGCGCCTAACCGCTGCCACGTACTACGTCACCCAATCCGGTGCTGGGTCTGGCAATGGCAGCTCCATAGGCAATGCCGCGAGCATCGCAACCCTCAATGGACATATGCCAGCTGCCGGTGATACAGTGAGCCTGAATGGGGCGATCACCAGTGGCATCACGGTCAATGGTAGCGGAGCATCCGGCAACCCGATTACCTACCTCTTCGCATCAGGTGCGTCCATGAGCACGACGGTTTGGAACTCCGCTTTCACTCTCGCAAATAATAACTACATCACGATTGATGGTGGTGCGACCGGTACTATCGGAGGGCCTGGGGCAACCGGGACGACCAACGGGTACATCCAAAACACGGCTAATGGGACGGGGTTGGCCAATACCGCAGTTACGAATGCAATTGCTGCAACCGACTGCAACAACCTGACGATCCAAGGGTTGGTAATCCGAAACCTATACGTCAGAAATTCTTCGACTGATGAAAGCGCAGGTGCTTCCAGCAGCAGCGGTATTTATGTGCTAAACAGTTCAGGAAACCTGACCAACCTAAAGGTCACAAATTGCGTGTTCCATGACATGAATACTGGTGTCGGCGCCGCCTACCGAGGGAGCGCGTGCATGACTTGGGAAGTGTCTTACTGCACGGCTTATAATTGCAACTGGGGAGCTGCGTTCGGGGATGCAGGAACCTCTGGCCAGAACCTCACCGGAGCAACCATCCACCATAACCTCTTCTATAATTTCTCGAATTGGGATGATTCGGTATCAAACCTTTACCATCACAACGGATTTTATGGATACGCCGAATCTGGCGGAGGCATCACCGGGGCGACGATCTACGATAACCAGATAGGGCCCGGTGCTGGAACCAATGCTACTGCTCATATCTTCCTTTCAGGCAATCTTCTCGGAACTTTCACGATCTATAACAACATATTTTTAGCGGATTCAACCGGAAATCCTAACAACGGTAACATATATTTTGACAACAAGTATGGTACAGGCACGACTTTGAATTACTACAATAACACCTCAATTGGTTATAATTCTTCAGGAATTGGCGTAGATATAGATGCTCTTAGCGGAACCTCGGGGACGGTGTTACTAAAGAATAATCTATTCTCTGGGGATGGGACGGCCATCGCGTTTTTTCACGTTAACCTGTACACGGCCACGGCGGATTACAATCTGGGCTATAACCTGAACTCCGGGCAGGCGTATTCGTGGTCGTCCAGCGGTGGTTCAAACCCGCAGACGTTTGCGCAGTGGCAGGCGGACGGGTTCGATACACATGGAACGAACGGGAACCCGAATCTCAACGGTAGTTATGTCCCGCAGCCGACCAGTTCGGCAATCTCCGCAGGCGCGAATCTGTCCTCCTATTTCACGACCGATTACGCTGGCGTCACGCGCCCGGCTTCCACGGCATGGGACATTGGGGCGTATGAGTACGGTGCTCCTGTCGGGGCCACTATTTTGAATTGCTTCAAGTTCGGAAACATAGGAAACCAATAATATGAATCCACTTCAATACTTAGCCAAAGCCACAGAGGACGGAGACGGAAATGTTTCTACCATGAGAATTCCTGTTCTATATGGATCCTTACTGTTTTTAACAATGATCGCAGCAGTCTGGATCGTAGCTCTAATATATCCAGATCGTTATAATATAGCGGTAGCAGCGTCGGCGGCTTTTGCTTCCACTCTAGTCATTTTACTTGGTATGAAGTTGGGCCAGAACGTGACAGAGAACCAAGGAAACAGAATCCCTCCGACAACCCCTTAATTTTCAAGTAGTAATTCCAAACAACCAAAATAGGAGCTAGTAAAATATCATGTCCAAGTTAAACGACGGTTTCGCGACACTAATCACCTTTGCTCGGATTCCGAGTGCAAAGTTTTATGAAAAGACGGTTACTCCGCCTTCCATCAGCATTGGCAAGGCGATTGACACGACCACAATGCGCAATCTAACGATGCGCACGACTGCGGCTGCCAAGCTACAGAGCACGGGCAACATGAAGCTTGATGTTGCTTATGACACGCAGAGCTACCAGCAGGTGCAAGCCGTGCTAGGTCTCACACAGCTTGTTATCGTAACGTTCTCTGACGCTTCCTCTGTTAGCTTCTATGGTTACATTGATTCCTTCGCACCGGGAGTCGTTGAGGAGGGCAAACAACCCACCGCGACGATTGAAGTCATCGCCACAAATACCAAGACGAGCGGCACGGAGTCCGCACCGGTTTGGGTCTAAATTCTAAATTAGTAAAACACCACACAAAATAAAAACACACCACACATGAGCACAAAATTATCGTTCACCTCGAAACTCAAATTCCTAGAAGTTGATATTGATGGCAAGGATTATATCCTGTCAGAAATATCAGGCGCTCAGCGCGAAATCTTCTTCACCAAACAAAGCGCAAGAGTTCGTTTGGACGCCAAGGGTAACGTACAAGGACTGAGGGACTTCACTGGATTTGAATCCAACTTGGTATCCTTGTCCCTTAAAGAGAAAGGGACAGGCACCTATGTTGCTGTCTCCATCATAGAGCAATGGCCTGCTAGTGTTGTTATGACGCTGGCAAAGGAAGCTCGCAAGCTGAGTGGCATGGCGGCACCTGAAGAGATCGAGGAGAAGGAGCAACCAAAAAACGAATCAGCGGCGAGCGAGTAAAGTGGTTCCAGCTCGCCGCTCGTTTAGGACGCACCGTCCAGCAACTACAGGAAGAAATAAGCAGCTCAGAGTTTAGTGACTGGATTTCCTTCCTGGATATTATAGAGCCAAACCTAACGCATAGGGAAGATTACTACTTAGCGCAGATTGCCTACCGCATAGCATTAAGCCAAGTAAGCGATCCTTCTAAACTGAGAATCCAACAGTTCCTTATTAACTATAAGCCAGAAAACGAAGTTGAAGAAATAGAAGAGATTATCGAACGGGAAGACCTGAGTGACGAAGAGAAAAAGAAAATCATCACTGAGCGTTCCAAGAAGGCTTGGGCAATAGGACTGGCAGCAACAAAATAAAACAACATGGCTGAAAGCGGTACAAACATAGGGGCACTAGTGCTGACGCTGAAAGGTGATGGCACCGAGTATTTCAATTGGCTGAATGAGATGCAGTCCGAGACCAAGGGAGCTGCCGGCACCATCAGTGCTGGGCTTACAGCAGCGTTTGCAGCCACCGCCGCAGCGTTTGCAGTTGTAGCAGCCACAGCGGTAAAGGAGTATGCGGATGCGGAGGAAGCGTTGGTGAACTCCACGGCGAATATGCGTGGAGCCACCAATGATCTTAGAAACGACATGATGGCAACGTCTATTGCGCTCTCCAATGCGTCAGACAGTGTGGCGAGTGTGGAAGAGCTGAACAAAGCGTTTGGGGATTTGCGCAACAATGGGAAGGACGCAGCGCAGGCCATGCAGGATATCGCCGTGGCGGATAAGTTTGCGATTGCGGCTAATATAGAAGCAGGTGAAGCTGCTAACCTCCTTGCCAAGGCGCAAAACGCGGTAGGGATGTCGAGTAAGAACGCTGCGCAGGATGCAGCGAACATGAAGCAGGTCTCTGACGTCATCACCATTGCCAGTAGGGAAGGAGCAACATCGATGCAAGGTATGGCGGAAGCCATTGCCTCAGTGGGCCCAATGGCAAGGACGATGGGAATGGGGTTGAATCAGGTGGCTTCCATGATTGCCGGGTTTACCAAACAGGGAATGGATGCGGGGGAAGCGGGACAAAGTCTCAATCAGATGCTTCGGACGTTGTCCCAAAGCACCACTACCCATGCCAAGGATTGGGCCTATTACGGTATGTCTGCGTATGATGCCTCCGGGAAGCTAAAGAACATGGCTGACATTTTTGATATGCTTAAAGGGCGCATGGCGGGCCTTAATGAGGAGGAGCAAAGGCAGATGCTGGCTGACTTGGGATTCCAGGCCCGTTTCGTTAAAAGCATACAGCTTGGTATTCAGATGAGTGGAGGTTTGCGGGATCTGCAAGCTGCTTTGGAGGACACAGGGGATGCCACAAGCAAGGTGGCGGATACGCAGATGACTTCGTTGAATGCACAGATGGCTCATGCGTACAATGAAATCAAGAATGTCTTCATTGTTATTGGCTCTTATCTTACTCCTGTGATTGAGGCCCTGCTCCCTGTTCTACAGGATTGGCTAGGGGATATGAACAACATCAATTCCAATACCCAATTAGTTGCGCAGGGGTTTAAGGTGGGATTTGTTCTGGCGATCCAGCTGGCCATGGATACATGGACGGCATTCATGGTTATCATAAAAGGCGGGGAATTGATCTTTGCAGAGATATACACCGCCGCTCTTGCGATGGCCACAATGATCGTGGGTGCATTCGATATAGTTTATTCAGATGTGCTGTTTGTGTTAAATGGGATTATTACTGCATACAACAACACCATCGGGAAAATAAAGGACAGCCTCAAGCTTCCCCCTATCGGAAAAGAATTTCAAAACAGCTTGGATGCCGCCACCCAAAAACTTGGGGATATGACGGTGGCATCTCAGCAAGCGGCAAATGCGATTGCGGTGGACATGGTGAAAAGCTTTCAAGATGGCGCAAAAGCATCTGATGCTTTTGGTGACAAGGCCCTTGCGCTTGGTGCAGGATTCCAGAGTGACGTGAAGCAGTCCACCAAGGCTGCTTCAGAGTTTGCCGCCGCTGTTGGCGGTAAGGGACTAGCTGGAAGTCCTTCAATTTCGGATGCCATGATAGCATCCAATCAAGGTATGGTGGAAGCACGTGAGCTTCTAAAGGATCTGGGTGCAGGATACGAAGTGGACACAGCCAAGATTGATAACTACGTCAAGGCACTGACTTCAGGTAAAGTAACGATGGATCAGTTCAATGCTGCGTTGGATAAGATGAATCCTTCGAGCAAGAAGGAGGAGGATCCGTTTACCCAGAAAACACTTGAGCTCCAACAGGGTCTGCTCCAAGAGAACGCAATCTATAAGGCCGCGCACGCTGCATTGCTTGCGGACAAAAAGACAACCACGGCAGAATTGGAAGCCCTGGACAGGGATCATAACGAGAAGGTGAGGGCGTACACAACCGCTACAACGCAATTGCAGGTAGGCGCGGCAGCAAGCATCGCCGACAGTGTTCTTTCCATCACGGGAAATATGTTCAGTCAGAAGAGCGGCATCTATAAGGCAATGTTTGCTGTGGATAAGGCTTTCGCAATTGCCGAAGCCACAATAGACATGGGACAGGCAATAGCGAAGGCAGGTACACTGCCCTATCCCGCCAACCTAGGTGCTATGGCAACGGTAGCGTCTGATATGGCCACGATTATCAGTGACATCAGCTCAGTGGCGGCGAGTTTCGATGGCGGCGGGATGACTCCTAGTGGTCCCCGTACAGGTGGCCTTGATGGACGTGGTGGGTTCATGGCCATCCTCCATCCAAACGAAAAGATTACAGACATGACCCGTCCACAGCCTCCGCAGGGGCAGGGAGGTGGAGAGACAAACGTGAACATTCATAACTATGCCGCCTCCGCAGGATACTCCGCTACTGCACAACCCGGAGCAGATGGAGGATTGGATGTGATAATCCAGAAAGCCACAGACGGAATTGCGAATGGTGTAATACAAGGCGGCTCACCAATATCCAAAGCCCTGGAACAAACGTATCGTTTAAAACGAGGAACCTAATCCATGTTACAAGATTGGGCAAACACACCTTTCCCGGGACCGCTTCTGGACTATGTTTCTGCGGATGACAATTCCACGATTCGCACCAATATAGACGGGGGGCAGATCAACCAAAGACAGCGTTTTCAGTACGAGATTAAGACGCAGACGGTGAAGATTCTTCTGGACGATCCTACCTACTGCCTTTTTCAATCCTTCGTTCTCTATAATATAAATGGCGGAGCGGACCACTTTAAAATGCTCGTGCCTATTGAAGGAGCCCCTGCGGTAAACCGAACCGTTAGAATGGTGAACGGAACATATCAAGGAACATACACAGATCCCTTTTGGCAGGTGGTGTTTCAACTTGAAATCTTTGAGGAGACCTCTACGTGAGCTATCAATCATGGCCTTCCACTCTACCAGGACACCTCGAACAGATAGACCAGCAAATCGAGGTTGCAATGCGTCGCACAGTAATGGAGAGCACACGGGTCCGGCAGCGTCGAAGGTTCAGCAAGGATTTGCTTACTCACAATGTGCGCTTTTACTTCACCGATGCACAATGGGCGACGTTTCAAACCTTCTTTTCCCAAACCATAAACAATGGACAGGATTGGTTTATAATGCAAATGAGAGTGGGCGGGTTTGGTGGAGTGCAGTCCTACGTTTGTCGTTTTATTTGCGGAGGATCGCAAGGCCCGTACAACATAAAATTTCAAGAGCCGCTTTGGTTACTCACCGCGCAAATTGAACTGGCTTATATACTAATTCCCGATCAAGGAGACATCGAAATGGCTACTATTATAAATCTAACAGTAACAGCGAGAACAGGGGGAGGTCCTACTAATCTTGATGGGGTTCCTACAATAGGGCGAGCAGTCCCCTCTCTATTGATGGTCATATTTGCCTCGGAGGGCTTCCTGGTGTGGGAGCTTATCATTTCTAGTGCTGTTACTTCATCCGAGTGTGTTCAGCCTTTAGATAATGTCACCCTTCGTTGGATGCAAAGAAACTAACTATCATGAAGATACTGAAATATATATTCTTGCTTGTGCTGATTACTTCCACAGCAAAAGCACAAGTGGCGGTAAAAGCGGACGGAGTTACTGGAGCGCTTGCTGTGCCTACTACCTTTTTTAGTGGGAATAGTGCGGCTATTACGAGTGCTGTAGGTAGTTCTATTCTACTAAAATCAAATAATCTATCTGATGTCCCTACACCTGCAACGGCTCGTACTAACTTAGGACTAGTTATAGGTACGAATGTGGAAGCATGGTCGGCAAACTTGGACACGTGGTCGGGCAAGTCGCCTCCTTCTGGAACGGTTATCGGATCCTCTGACACTCAAACATTGTCCAATAAATCGTTCACCGCTCCCGCGCTCGGCACCCCTGCATCAGGCACACTCACGAACTGTACCGGATATGTATTTTCAAATCTAGCCAGCCTTCCTACCACTCTTTCAGGGTATGGGATTACGAATGGAGTAGCAAACACTGTGACAGTAAATGGACATGCTCTATCTAGTAACGTAACTGTCACGGCAAGCGATGTCAGTTTAGGTTCAGTAACAAACGATGTACAAACTAAAGCGGCTATCCTGACGAACACAGCCCCCGCAAGTGGGCAAATTCCTGTAGGCAATGCAGGAGGAACAGCCTACGCGCCTGCTTCTGTAAGTGGAGACGGCACTCTAGCTTCTACTGGTGCGATGATAGTTACCAAGACAAATGGCGCACCTTTTGCCACTAGTGCAACAACGGACACAACTAATGCATCCAATATATCAAGTGGAACTTTAGCGGTATCCCGAGGCGGCACGAATATAGCGTCATACACAAAAGGGGATATACCCATTGCGAGTGCCTCTACTACCTTAACTAAGTTAGGAGTGGGGACCGATACTTACGTCCTTACAGCAGACTCTACACAGACAACGGGAGTCAAATGGGCAGCTCCTTCAGGAGGCGGAGGAAGCGGAACAGTAACCTCAGTAGCCGCCTCCGTTCCAGCATTCCTTAGCATTAGTGGAAGTCCTGTGACAACGTCTGGTACCTTAGCCATTAGTTTATCTGGTACGGCATTGCCTGTAGCTAATGGAGGTACTGGGGCCACTACCTCTACAGGATCAGGTGCCGCGGTATTAGCTACCAGTCCGTCATTAGTGACTCCTGCACTTGGAACTCCTTCATCGGGTACGCTTACTAATTGTACCGGATTGCCCGCATCGGGCACCACCGGATTTGCCACTAGTGCAACAACGGACACAACTAATGCATCCAATATATCAAGTGGAACTTTAGCGGTAGGACAACTGCCTGGAAATCTATTTTCGTCCTCCAATTTAGTGGAGGCCATAGCCTCCGGCACTGTTTATCCGATGACCAGTAGCTATGCTGCTATAACTTTCGGTACTACTAGTCCTGTTATTACAATTCCCGCAGCGGGCACATGGGTCATTCAATATGAAATTAGAATGGACACTAGCTCTCCTGTGACAACTGCGCAAGAAACCATAGCACAGTTTAAGATGGCTAGAACCAATAATTCTTTTTCTTACCTACCTATGGTTCTTGGAGTATGTCCCATTACCGAGGCTACCTCTAAAAGCAGAGACGGACATTGTACGGGATTCTGCGTTTATACCACCGCTAATACCAATGATTCCATTACTATTTTCACTGCCGTTGCAAACCCCACTTCAGGTGGGTACTACATTGTCGAGGAGGCTTCAATATTTGCCTACCGAATTTACTAAGGATCCACGGAAACGATCTGAACAAATCTTCCAATATAATTTTGCTTCGTTACAAGACATCCATCTTCCCTTAAATTATGATCACCTTTGCAAATCCATCCTTCGTTAGGAAGCCCTGCGTGATAAACTGCGCGGTGCAGAACATACGCATTTATAGACTCATTCCAATAACTGATAATCATGCCTCGTTTTATCTGAGCGAATGGAAGATACTCAATTTGAACTTTGGCCGTTTTTGGCAATGTTGGGAGCATAGAATCCCCCTCGGTTTCAAACACATCTGTATCGTATTTTACTTGCCCTTGTTTCTCCCCCACTACCAAAGCATGGAAATTACTGGGAGGAAGCGGTGCAAGGCATCCAGATAAAATTACTAGAACAAGCAATAGAAAAACCGGTAGAAGCTTCATAGTCCTATTATCGTAATTCCAACATGGATCGTTGCAAGTTTTATTTTCCACGTAATCATCATCAAAAACATCGCCATGAATAAGTCCCTGCTGCAATTGCTATTTGTCCTACTTCTAACTGGATGCAGTATTTTCCATAAACCTATCGGATTACAAGCGCCCATAGTCCAAGCAGTTCCTTTACAACGTGCTACGTCTGCAGTAGACACTTCGATACAATCCTCGGATGAAGCATCGAAGCAAGTCAAAGCCATAGAAGCCTTGAAAGAGAGTAAAGCGGTATCGGCAATTGCGGACGCGAAAACAAACAACTCCTTAAATCCTAAAGGCAATCCCAAGACGATAGTGGATATGGATCTATCTCTTGCTTTAGGTATATTTGCAGACGTACAAGCGGATCCCGAGATGGCGTTAGCTTTATCGCAAAACAACGCTTTAGTGCAGCAAGGTAAGGCAGAAGCTGCATTAGCAGCTAATAACACGCTAGCGAGCAACGTTGCGGCATTAAACACGGCGCTAGCAGCCCAGAAAGCAGCAGAAGCTGCTGAAATAGCCAAAAGAGACCAAGCACTCAAGGATCAGCAGATTCAGCAGGATGCTTTTATCCAGAAAACAAACGAGAATCAAACCGCTGCGGATAAAGCCCTAGCGGATGAGAAAGCGAAGGAATCTCAGATTGAGCAGGACAAGCAAGCCCTGTACCTAAACATTGCTGGTGGGGTGTTCCTTTTGATCTTTGGACTGGGTGTGGGATTTGGACAGCTTGCTGGTTTGAAAATAGTTTACCCTTTTGGAATACTGTCCTTAATGTGTTTAGGGCTGGCACAGATCATCACACAGTGGTGGTTTAAATACGGGGTGTTAGGCGCAACCTTGCTTTTGCTCATTGTAGTGGGAGTTTGGTTCTATCAACACTACCAAAAAGGAAACCTATTGCAAGCTACACAAGCTCAAGCTACAAAATTACAAACAACCCTATCCCAAGTGGTGCCAGTTATCGACAACGCCTACAACAATGCGGACACTGCCACGCAAAAGGTTTTAGACGATACCGTCTTCAATAATCTCTCAACTAGTATGACTAAGGATGCAAAATCTGTTATCCATCTTGTCCGGGCTGCGCTTTAACTAACCCTACACACAACTACTATGGCCCCTCGAAAAGAAGAACCTGACGATTCAGACGGTGCGGAAGTCCGTGTCAAAGTAAACTTGCGCAGCGTGGATGCGATGTTTGCCAAGATCCTTACGGAGGCCTCCTCTCTGAAGGAGTACGTAAAGGATCGTTTAGATTTTCAAGATCGAAGCTTGGAAGATATCAAACAAC